GGAAATGCACCTAGATGGTAGACAAAGTCTAGGCATCATACCTATTAATGAAGATAACCAATGTGTGTGGGGATGTGTTGACATAGATTCATACGCAGGGTTTGATCACAAAAAATTAATAGATAAAATAAAACAATTTAAACTGCCTCTGGCTGTGTGTAGGTCAAAGAGCGGAGGAGCACACGTCTTTCTCTTCTCCGAACTACCGGTAGCTGCAGAAAGAATGAGAGATAAGCTAACAGAAATAAAAACACTACTAGGATACGGCGGATCAGAAGTCTTTCCAAAACAAATACAATTAAAATCAGCAGATGACACAGGTAACTTTTTAAACTTACCCTACTTTGGTGGTGAAGATACTACACGTTATGCATTTAGAGAAGATGGTGAAGCTGCAACACTAGAAGAATTTTACACTATATACAGTGAAATAAAACAAACAGACATTACAAAAATAAAAATAGAAAGACCGGTAACAGAATATTCAGATGCACCACCATGTATAGAACTTATGGCTATGAATAAAATACCAGAAGGTGGTAGAAATAATTCTATGTTTCATTTTGGTGTGTATGCTAAAATGAAATGGCCAGCAGAATGGAAAAGTAAGATGACTTTGTTTAATGCAGCAGCGTCAACAACACCATTAAGTGAGTCTGAAGTAGAAATAATTAAACGTCAACACGATAAAAAAGAATGGGGTTACAAATGTAACGATACTCCTATGTGTAATCTATGTGATAAAAAATTATGTAGAGAAAGAAAATATGGTATTGGAGAAGAGATAGTGTTTCCTGCACTAACTGATTTACAAAAAATTAAATTAGAAAAACCATATTATTATCTTAACGTAGATGGTCAGCGACTACACCTTGAAAATGTAAAATTTTTAAAACAACAAAGTTTATTTCAAGAAGCGTGTATGGAACAGTTGGACTTTAAACCACCAACAGTAAAACCAAAAGATTGGGACATGATAATAAACCCACTGATGAAGAACCACGAACCAATAGATCCACCAGAAGGTGTTGCAACACAAGATCAATTACAAAATCATTTAGAGACGTTTTGTTTAGATAGACACGTAGGGTCTGATATAAAAGATTTAAAACGTGGTGGTGTATTAACTAAAGAAGGTTATCATCATTTTGTCTTTGACAGGTTTTATAACGACTTTTTAATTAGAAGACGTTGGGATGTGGGTTATCAAAGAACAGCTCAAATGTTAAAAGAAACATGTAATTGTGATGACAAACGTATAGGTAAAGAAAGAATTTCTGTGTTTGTTGTAAAACAGTTTGATAAAAAAACAGATGACTACAATCAAAAAGAATTAAAACCAAAGGATCCATTTTAATGAATCAATTATCTTTTTTTAAAGAACAACCTATAATAAAAAAATTAGATAAAACACTTCTTAAACCTAAAAAATTAGAAGATGTAAATCCTATATTTGCTCCTAATAAATATATTATATACCCTACTAATGGGTGGCACTACTTTCATAAATGCCAATTAATTCCTGAAAGCAATAAATATAAACAAAAGATATGGCCCTTTATAAGTTATGTAAATGAACGAGATGAAGTAAAAATATCTAGTGTTCGTTGGGGTGTAACTACAGGTTATCCTACAGTTAGTTTAGATAGAGCAGATGGAAGGATTGCTGTTCCTTATATGATGCATGTTATAGTTGGTGAAGCATTTGTACCTAAACCAGAAGATGAAATTAGAAATTGGAATAACAGCGGTAAACAATTAGAAGTAGCTCACATGTATGATGAAGATTGTTGTTACTTACCTGAATTTTTATCGTGGCAAACCAGAGGAGAAAATCAAAAAGGTAAGAAAAGTCGTAAACCAAGTATAGATATAGAATGGAAATCAATGTTGGCACAAGGAGCGGTAAAAGAATGATAGATGGTGTAGCATTAATAACAGTTATTTGTATAGCTGCATGGTTGGTAAATATTATATGAGAACGATTGTATTAGGACCACCAGGCACAGGTAAGACTACAACTTTGTTAAATAAAGTTGATGACTATCTTAAACAAACTGATCCTGACAAGATAGGTTACTTTGCATTTACACAGAAAGCTGCACACGAAGCAAGGGACAGAGCAATTAAAAAATTTAATTTAACAGAAGATGATCTACCATACTTTAGAACTCTACACTCACTAGCATTTAGAAAATTAGGATTAAAAAAAGATCAAGTTATGCAAGAGAGACATTACAGAGATTTAGGAGATAAGATAGGTTTCCCAGTAGGATCAACAGCTTACGAAGAAGACAACGATGGTATCAGTTGTAAGTTTAGTTCTAAAAGTGAATATTTAAGAATGATACAGCTAGCAGAACTTAGAAATATATCACCAGAACAACAGTTTGATTTATTTGAACACACACAAGATTTAGAAAGAAGTAAGTTAACAATATTACATAATGAATTAACGAGATACAAAAAAGATTATTCGTTAATAGATTTTAATGACATGATTTTAGATTTTACAAAATCTGATAAGTCACCAAAGTTTGATGTAGTATTTATAGATGAAGCTCAAGATTTATCTTTAATGCAATGGAACATGGCTAGATCTATTTGGAATAAAACAGAAGATACTTTTATCGCAGGAGATGATGACCAAGCAATTTACAAATGGGCTGGTGCAGATGTGGATTCTTTTATAGCGTTAGAAGGACAGTACTTACCACTTACACAGTCTTATAGAATACCTGCTAAAGTACATGGAATAGCAATGGGTATAATTAATAAGATTAAAAATAGAATAGATAAATCTTGGAAACCAAGAATTAGTCAAGGAAACTTGTACAGACATTTTGATGTAGATAGTATTAATATGTCTACAGGTGATTGGTTAGTTTTAAGCAGAACAAGACATATGTTAACTAGCATAGGTGAGTCTTTGTACAGGCAAGGATTGTATTATGAAAACAGATATAAACGAAGCAGTGAAAAAGAATTACACAGAGCAGCAACGTCTTGGGAAAATTTAAGAAAAGGACATTTAATATCCTACAAAGAAATAGAAAACATACTTAAATATGTTGGTCCTAAAAATTGGCATGCTAAAAAAATAAAAGGTATGGCCAAAGGATCTTTTTATGGAATAGATCAACTTGTAAAAGATTACGGTCTACAAGTTAAAACAGTTTGGTATGAAGCATTTGACAACGCAGGGCAGACTAAGGTAAACTACCTACGTAAGATGAGAAAGAATGGTGAAAAACTAAACGAAAAACCTAGAATAGAATTATCCACTATACATGCAGCAAAAGGTGGAGAGGCAACTAACGTTGTATTGCTTACAGATCTTACAGAAAATACAGTTAAAAGTTATGAAAGAAATCCTGACGATGAAAACAGGTTATTTTATGTAGGTGCAACAAGAACGAAAGAAAATTTACACATAATAGAACCAAAGAAATATGAAAAAGGATATATACTATGACAAATAAAGACATGTTTAAATCATCACACTACAATTCTTTAGAAGACCAGATAGGCGGAAAGCACTACCGGTCGATGAAGATTCAGCCCGCAGAATTTATTAATGAAAACAAATTATTATTTGCGGAAGGCAATGCAATTAAATACATTTGCAGGCACCAGTCAAAAGGAAAAGCAGAAGATATAGAGAAAGCAATGCACTATTTAGAAATGATATTAGAGAGGGATTATGATGCCGGCTAAATCTGTAATTAGAAAAACAATAGAAGTTAACAAACACGTGTTTGAATTAGAAATATACCCAAGAATAGTTTCCTGGGAAGTATTTCCAAAAAACTATGATGCAGCTTTATATGCATTTAGTAACAAAGACACATTAAATAAAACAATAGAAGATAACTACATATACGAGGAGAGAAAAAAATAACATGCAGATACCTTTGTTCAAACCACAAACCGAATGGTTACCACCAGAAAATTTTCCAGACTTATCTAAATACGATGAGATTGCAATTGACTTAGAAACTAAAGACCCAGACCTAATGAAGATGGGATCAGGTTCTGTAGTTGGTAGAGGTGACGTTGTAGGTATAGCTGTAGCTGTTGCAGGATGGTCGGGTTATTATCCTATCGCTCATGAAGGTGGTGGTAATATGAGTCGAGCAAAAGTATTAAAATGGTTTCAAGGTGTACTAAGTACACCCGCAGATAAAATCTTTCACAACGCCATGTATGACGTGTGTTGGATTAAAGCGCTCAGTCTAAGTGTCAGCGGTCGTATTGTGGACACGATGATTGCATCGGCCCTTGTTGATGAAAATCAAATGCGCTATGACTTAAACAACTGTGCTAAAAGATACACCGGTAAAACAAAAAATGAAAGTGATTTATATGCAGCTGCAAAAGATTGGGGTGTTGACGCCAAGGCAGAAATGTATAAACTACCTGCCATTTACGTAGGTGCATACGCAGAAAAAGATGCAGAGATAACATTAGAACTTTGGCAAGAACTTAAAAAAGAAATACTACACCAAGATATACAATCTATTTTTGATATGGAGACTGAGTTGTTTCCTTGTCTGGTATCGATGAAATTTCTTGGCGTGAAAGTGGACGTTGAAAAAGCTCATACAATGAAGCAAGAGTTATCGCAACAAGAAGCCAAGTTAATCCAAGAAGTAAGAAAAGAAACAGGAATAGATACTCAAATATGGGCTGCACGATCGATCGCACAAGTTTTTGATAAACTAAAACTAGACTATGATAGAACTGAGAAAACATCGGCACCTTCCTTTACTAAAAATTTTTTACAGAATCACCCCCACCCGCTAGTGAAACGAATCGCCCAAGCCCGTGAAATAAACAAGGCTCATACCACGTTTATTGATACCATACTCAAGCACTCACACAAGGGTAGAATTCATGCTGATATAAACCAATTAAGATCAGATAATGGCGGAACTGTGACAGGCAGATTCTCGTACTCAAACCCAAATTTACAGCAAATTCCAGCTAGGAACAAAGACCTCGGACCACGGATCAGGGCGTTATTTGTGCCCGAGGAGGGCCATACATGGGGTTGTTTTGACTATTCTCAGCAAGAGCCTAGGTTGGTAGTGCATTATGCAGCTTTACAGAATCTCTATGGAGTGGACGATGTATTGGAAGCGTACCGTGAAGGGGACGCTGATTTTCACACAATTGTTGCTGAGATGGCAGAGATACCTAGATCACAGGCTAAGACCATAAATCTTGGCCTGTTCTATGGTATGGGTAAGAATAAACTACAAGCAGAATTAGGTGTATCTAAAGATGTATCAGATAGTTTGTTTAGACAGTACCACAACAGAGTACCATTTGTTAAACAGCTGATGGACAATGTTATGCAACGTGCGCAAGAGTCCGGTAAGATTAGAACGTTGTTGGGTAGACTGTGTCGTTTCCATTTGTGGGAACCGAACCAGTTTGGAATACATAAGTCATTGCCACACGATCAAGCGCTCTTGGAACACGGACCAGGGATTAAACGTGCGTTCACATACAAAGCACTAAACAAATTAATACAAGGATCCGCAGCTGACATGACTAAAAAAGCTATGATAGAGTTACATAAACAAGGTATTGTACCACATATACAAGTACATGATGAACTTGATATATCTGTTGAGAGTCCTGAGCATGCACAAAAGATAAAAGATATTATGGAAAATGCTGTTGACTTAGAAGTACCTAACAAGGTAGATTATGAATCTGGTCCTAATTGGGGCCAAATAAAATGATAAAATATGTCTTACTTAAATGCTAATATTCCTGTACAATACGCACAAATAAAAAAGGAGTATTTATATGACCTTACCAGACATGTGGGAGAAGTTGAAGACTGTATCATCTTCGGTATTACGAGTCTTACAGGACGTGCTATCTTATTCCATGCGATTATGGAAAATGGCGCTGTATTTTATCGTCTCCCGATTAGCGCCTTCATTCAGCGAGGCTTTGACAGAGAAAAAGTTCCTGAACAAAGACTTGATGAGTTGGAGCTTTGGAATAGTTTTAGTTATTATCCTGCTATTACTACTTGGGATCTTTTAACAGCTTCATCCGGCAAATTTATAGGTAAAGATAAGAAATGGCACCATGGTAAATACTTATTTACCGTTGACTGGGGACATCCAGATGCTAATATACTGAACTCTGATCATTCAGAGATTCCGCACGAACATAAGTGCGCCCACATAATTGCGTTAAATAATGGTAATTATGCAGCACAACCTAACAATAGATGTATATGGGACCTGCCTTCTTTCACAGTGAAAGATAATATTCCTGACTGGAAAGTACAAACTTCAGAATGGAATGTAGAGGATACCGGAGCATGGAAAACAGAAGACACCGATAATTTCTTTTATGAAATTGAGGAAAAGAAAAAATGAGGAACGTAAATGAATTTAGTAGATTTGCTAAAGAAAAATATTGTAATGGTACCGGTGGTAGCTTCAGTGCTAGTCGGAACATTTACTGGCGTTCGTTACATTGTAAATCTTACTGACACTATTAATCAAAACGAATTAAGACTTACTAATCTTGAAAGAGATGTAGGTGTATTAGAAAAAAATATTACAGATATTAATACAAGATTATCTTCTGCTGAAGCAACATGGCAGATGGCAGAAAATTTATACAGACAATTAGCTGATCAAGTTAGAGAACACAGTTATGATATCAAAGATTTAAACAGAGAAATAAATTATTAAGGTGACCTATG